GTTCCTTAATAAGATCTGTGAGATGGAATTTGAAAAGTATATTTCGAGTTCTTACGAAGCGTTGGCCGCGTATGTAAATGCCTATGATCAAAAGATGTTCATGAAGAGAGAGAATATTGCAGAGCGTGGCATTTGGACAGCAAAGAAAAGATATATTCTAAACGTATGGGATAGTGAGGGTGTTCGTTATGATGAACCAAAACTCAAGATGATGGGTATTGAGGCAGTCAAGTCATCAACTCCCGCACCTTGTCGCACTATGATTAAGGATGGACTCAAGTTGATGATGAATGGTACAGAAGAAGATGTAATTAAATTTATTGATGATTGTCGTGCAAAGTTCAAGACACTTCCACCAGAAGAGATTGCATTTCCTCGCACTGTGTCGAATGTTAAAAAGTATTACAACTATACTGACATCTATGTAAAGGGCACACCAATACATTGTCGTGGTGCACTTCTTTTCAATCACTACATTAAGAAGAATAAACTTGATCGCAAGTATTCATTGATTGGTAATGGTGAAAAGATTAAATTCATATATCTTAAAAAACCAAACATTATTCGTGAGAATGTAATATCATTCATTCAAGACTTTCCAAAGGAACTTGGACTTGACAAGTACATAGATTATGATCTACAATTTGAGAAGAGTTTCGTGGAACCACTCAAAGCAATACTTGATGCGATTGGGTGGAATGTCGAAAAAACCGTAAACCTTGAACTATTTTTTACATAATGGATTTACCTATTGATAAGCAAGAGTTCGACTACATAGTTACTGCACTATGGAGATGTCGAAAGAGTGAAGATAAGTGTGGTGATTTATATAATAAGATGAAAGTTGTTCAAGAAGTTATGAATGCAAATCCCGGAGGGCCATATAAAAAGATCCTTCGTGAAGAACACAATATGGTGATATGATGGATTTTCTAAAAGAAATAGTAAAAGAGATCGGAGATGAATACACGCAGATTGCGTCAGATATTGACGAAACTGAAAGATTCATTGACACTGGATCCTACATTTTTAATGGACTCATTAGTGGGTCTATTCTTGGCGGGGTTAGCAGCAATCGTATTACTGCCATTGCTGGTGAGTCGTCTACTGGTAAAACTTATTTTTCGCTTGCTATTGTCAAAAACTTTTTGGACACTAACCCTGATGGGTATTGTCTCTATTTTGACACTGAAGCAGCCGTCAATAAAGGACTATTGGAGTCTCGTGGAATTGATACGACACGGTTGGTTGTTGTGAATGTTGTAACAATCGAAGAGTTTCGTAGTAAGGCACTTAAGGCAGTTGATATATACTTGAAGACAGAAGAGGAGAATCGCAAACCTTGCATGTTTGTATTAGATTCTCTTGGTATGTTGTCAACAGAGAAAGAGATAAAAGACGCATTGGATGACAAACAGGTTCGTGACATGACCAAATCACAACTTGTCAAGGGTGCATTTCGTATGCTAACATTAAAACTTGGTCAAGCAAATATTCCACTTATAGTCACAAACCATACCTATGATGTCATCGGATCTTATGTCCCAACTAAAGAAATGGGAGGAGGCAGTGGCCTCAAGTATGCCTCGTCTACAATCATTTATCTCAGCAAAAAAAAGGAAAAGGATAAGACAGAGGTTGTTGGAAACATTATTAAAGCTAAGACGGCTAAATCCAGACTCTCAAAAGAAAACAAACAAGTAGAGATAAGACTGTACTATGACGAAAGAGGTCTTGATAGATACTATGGTCTTCTAGAGTTAGGAGAACTTGGTGGTATGTGGAAGAATGTTGCCGGTAGATATGAGATTGATGGCAAGAAAATATATGCAAAACAGATATATGCAGAACCAGAAAAGTACTTTACATCAGAAGTATTAGAAAAGTTAGACGAAATTTCAAAGATTACATTCTCATATGGAAAGAATTGAAACCACGATTCTTCGGAATCTTGTTTATAATGAAGAGTATGCTCGTAAAACAATTCCTTTTATACAATCTGACTTCTTTGAGGAGAGGAGTGAAAAGATTATATTTGAAGAGATTGTTTCGTTTATCACAAAGTATGATTCATGTGTAACTTTAGAAGCACTAAATATTGAGGTTGAAAATCGAACAGACTTAACAGCAGAAGAAGTTAAGAATATCAATGACATCAGTAAAGAATTAAATGACTTACCTGTAGATAATCAATGGTTATTGGACACTACTGAGAAGTGGTGTCGTGATCGTGCGATTTATCTTGCTCTGATGGAGTCAATTCATATTGCTGATGGCGATGATGATAAAAGAAATCGTGATGCGATTCCTTCAATTCTTTCTGAAGCATTAGCTGTGTCTTTCGATAATAATATTGGACACGATTACATACTAAATGCTGATGACAGATACGAATACTATCACAGAACAGAAGATAAGATACCCTTTGATCTCGAATACTTTAATAAAATTACCAAAGGTGGTTTACCTAATAAGACTCTTAACATCGCGCTTGCTGGTACAGGTGTCGGGAAATCTTTATTCATGTGCCACTTTGCTAGCTCCGTGCTGCTCCAAGGGAGGAACGTTCTCTACATTACAATGGAGATGGCAGAGGAAAAGATTGCAGAAAGAATTGATGCAAACTTATTAAATACAGCAATCCAAAATCTAAGTGATTTACCTAAACCTATGTTTGATAAGAAGGTTGCAAAGATTGCAAAGAAGACACAAGGTCAGTTAATTATTAAAGAATATCCTACAGCAGCAGCACACTCAGGACATTTTAAAGCATTACTTAATGAACTAGCGTTGAAAAAATCTTTTAAACCTGATATAATATTTGTAGATTACTTAAATATATGTGCATCTTCTCGTTACAGGACTGGATCTAATGTCAATTCTTACTCGTATATCAAAGCGATTGCGGAAGAACTCCGTGGTCTTGCAGTTGAGGCTAATGTACCTATCCTCTCCGCTACTCAGACGACTCGCTCTGGCTATGGTAGTAGTGATGTCGATCTTACTGACACAAGTGAGTCCTTTGGTTTACCTGCCACTGCTGATCTTATGTTTGCTCTTATTAGTACGGAGGAACTTGAGGGGTTGGGGCAGATAATGGTTAAACAGTTAAAGAATCGTTACAACGACCCTACCATATTTAAAAGATTTGTTGTAGGAGTTGATCGTGCAAAGATGAGATTATATGACTGTGAACAAAAGGCACAAGAAGATGTGCTTGACTCTGGAACAAAAGAGGAGTATAATGAAGAAAAAGTTCCTAAAAAAACTTTTGCAGAATTTAAGTTTTAATTATGTCTGGAGACTACAATACACATAATGACCAACAACCTCATATAAACTATGCAGGATCAAAAGTTGACTTGGATAAGTATGCTTTATTCGTGGATGGTGTCACATCCGATCCCAGTAAAGATTATAAATCTTTTCTTGAGAGTCTTAGTACCCTTGACGGAGAGGGTTCCAATATTCACAGGCTTCTTACTGCTGCTGTTGGCATCAGTGCTGAAGGTGGTGAATTTATGGAGATCGTTAAGAAAATGGTTTTTCAGGGTAAGCCTTGGAATCATGATAATCGGGAGCATCTCATTATTGAGTTGGGAGATGTTATGTGGTACGTAATGCAAGCATGTAAAGCACTACATGTTTCACTTGATGAAGTGATTGAGGGTAACGTAGAGAAGTTAAAGAAGAGATATCCCGGTGGAGATTTTGATGTTCATTACTCAGAGAATCGTGCCATTGACGACAGATAAAGCAATTGTTAAACTTATAATATACAATGGCAACCTCTCAAATGGATTGGGACAAAGAAGTTAAACTTGAAAAATTAGAGGACATGATTACAGTTTACGAAGAACACATTAAAACTCTAGAGGAAGAAAACAAAAGTTTGAAGGCACAAGTAGTGTTTTTAAAAGAACAATTAAAATACAAAACTTTTGGAAAACCATGCTATAATGAAGAGGTAAACGATAAATAGTTGGAGCAACTCTAACAACATGAGAGATCAATTAATCAAAGCACTTCTGGCCCATGCACAAGGCGACATTCAAAAACATGTAGCAAACGTAGAAGTGTATCTAACAAACCCTGCAGGTATTGGAGAACACTCTAATATTGTTGAGGCGATTGAACAGGAGTTAGATATGATTGCGAAGTATCAGGATCAGATTGATATAATTCATAAGTATTTTAAAAAGTAATGGCAGATTCCCCCAAAGAAGCAGAGGCAGCACAAGCATTATTCTGTGCTATTGTTGATTTAAAGGGTGCACCTCTCCCAACTAACATACCAAATTACATTGTTTTCAAACAGAAATTTAAAAGAGAGATAAACGCTGTTAGGAGAAAAGTAGTAATTCCGGGTGTGACTGAGAGTGGTATTGAAAAATTACTACTGAAAGATAATGAATGGTTTTTATCTTCAGTCAACATAGCGAATAAGATATTAAAGGAAACAAAAAGATTAGCAGCAAAAACACATCAAAAAATAAAACCTCCAGGCTTAGATTTATTTTACGTTAGAGGTGATCGTAATATCATGGAAAATATAGAAAAATTATGGAAACTAACGAATGAGAATGTAAAAAGAGCAAATAAAACAGATGGAAAAAATGCTTTAACATTTAATAATATTAATAAGTGGAGTCCAGCAGATATATACCTTGCATCTGCAAATGCACAAAGAACATTTAAGAAATTAGCTGAAGGTCAACAGGTATCAATAAAGGTTGGTAATTTCATGATAACGTCTGCAGATAATTTTCAAGATTTTTCAGTGCTTAATTTATTGATAAAGCATATGATTGACATGGGTGAATTACTCCCGTTATCTCTAAAGAAATCTCCTGATGGTAAAAATACAATTCTTAAAACTATCAATTACATTGAAAATGATGTACAAAAAGCATTGAAGAAGCAAGACATTAGATATCATGGTGGATTTGTTAGTAGAACTAATGACATTTTTAATTCTGTAGATACTCTTTTTCAATTTTCAAATGATAAAAGTAAGTTTATTCAATTTAGAGACAGAGGATCTTCCGGTTTTTCAAAAGGTAAAGCACCATCATATTCATATCAAGGTGTGATAATAGGTGGTAAAGCAGCATTAGACGGTGCGATAGGTGGTGGCTCTATAGGAGATATTATAAGTCAAACTGATAAAAAGTTAGGAGTAAAACTTAGTCTCTCTAACCAAAAGAAAAAAATAGAGGAGGCAGTTCGACTATCAAAGTTGATGAACACTGATATGGAGACGGCTGCTAAATCAACTATGTGTAGAGCGGTATTTAAAATCTCACAACAATATGGCCCCACATCACAAAAGTTTAAAGACGAGGTGGATTTTTTCAGTAAACTTTATAGGCATCCAAAGTTTGATAAAGATGAAAATAAAGAATTAAGAGGTGCAGTTGGTCTTGCTGATAGAAAAAGAGCACAGTTTATTTTTAGTAAATTTTTAGGTGGAAGTATGATTGCTGCTTTTGAAAAAGATAAAACAAAAGCAAATGAGATAGTTAAAAATTTGATCCTATATGCAGGATCAAGATCAAAATCATCATCACCACATTTTAAAGCAGCAGATTCATCATCATTCTAATGATTAACATCGACGAACTCATTCGATCCTTTGAATCGAAATCTAAAAACAGAAAAGAAAGATACAATGATTTTTTGTATTTTTGTTATCAGTCATTTGATAAATTAATTAAAAATAAAAATAATAAACGCAAGAAGCATAAATATAATGAAATGAGACAAAAGTTAATAAACTATCTGATCGCAAATGAAAGAACGATCACGATGAAACTTTGCCGATGAAAACACTTTTCCAATTTTTATCAGAATCAAGAGCTGTCCAACAGGCCACAAGAATGGGTCTGAAAGGTGACGGTCATGGAGGATGGTACAAAGACGGAGAATTCGTAGCAAAGACTGAGAAGGGTCAACTAAAGTTTTACAATAAAAGACAGAGAGTAGGTGAGCAAGATCCACCATCTACAGAGAGGGAAAAAAGATTATCGGTTTCTACATCTGAACCTGCAGCAGAACCAACACATTCAATGCAACCACCAGAGGTGGAAAAAACAAAGGGAACTCTAACGATTGCATTTGGTCGTTTTAATCCACCGACAACAGGTCATGAAAAATTATTAGATAATGTTGCTTCATCTTCTGATGACG